ATGTCCGCTATGTAATGGGTCAAAACCGCCCGTTACAAGAACTATTTTCATAAACTAGCATCTTCCATGCCGGCAACACGTAATTTTACAATATTTGTAAGTTGCCATTGTTTTTGATCCAATGCTTTAGTAATGCCAAGCCATTTATTTCTTAGTAAGGCAAATTCGTTGATAATTTTTTCAAAATCAACTACATCTGCCTCACCTTCGACAAATTTTTCGCAATCTCTGCTACTAAGTGCTCGCTGATAATTTTCTAAATATTTTCGAAAATGACTACTCTTAAGTCGGCGAAGTTCAATGTTTAGATATTCTAAAATTGCTTCAATTTCTTGTAGTTGACTAAATCGTTGTTCAACTATTCCTGGCATAGATGCTGCTGCTTTTTCAACATTTCCTGTGATTCGACACTCTTTACGTGCTTCGTCAAGTTCTCCGTTAAAATATTCAACAGCATCTGGGATATAAGAAATATCTTTTGCAATTTTAGCGTACCACATTAAAAATCTAGTTCCTTATAGTCGTCATCATCTTCAACTTCTTCGTCAAGATAGTAGTCGATAGCTGAATCTAGGGTTTCATCAACTCCAGTTGCATTTTGCAACACTTTGTCGCTAACTCCGTGATCAGCTAGAAGGTCTACATACCTCTCAGCAACAAGTTCTAATTGTTTTTTATCAATATAGTCTGCAAACAGCAACCAGATATCACCAATTTGTGTTTCATTCAACATTTTCAGGATTCTCCTCAGGAACAGAAACGTTATTAACAGTTTTGATATGGAATTTTTCCATTATCATATCTAATTTATCATCTTTCCATTCTTTTCGGTAGAATTTGAATTCCTCGCCTGTTTCTGGATCAACCCATTTGAGTCTATTGCCTTCTTGTTTAAGTAAACCTTCCTTCTCACAAAGATCAACCATGCCTGAGTACGGGTTCATCCCTGTTTCATAAGGAATTTTAATCTGTACTGACTCAAAAGGCTTTGCATAACGAGTTTTCATGATTTTACATGCTGCACGAATACCATTTACTTCGCTAGTCTTGTTACCATCTTCATCTTCTTTAAGTTTTAGTTTTTTCATTGCGACCACGATAGAACTTGCGTAAATGAAGCCTTGTCCGCCTGAGATTTTATCATCTGGATCGAACATATCTTGGCTAGCGTATGTGTGATTTGTAGCCACAAGACCGACATTGTAACTACCAAACATATTAACACAGTTACGAACAAGAGCCGTAAGTGCTTTTGGCTTTCTACCCATGTCACCTTTAAGATCTCCTGCTTCAAATTGATTAACGTCAGTTGGTGTAAGCATCATGCCAAGGCTGTCTATGACAAAGAGGACCTTTGGACGGTCAGTCATTTCCTTGTATTCTTTCATGAACTCGTTGATTGTTTTAGCAACATCATCGATCATGGCCATGTTGAGTTTTAGCAATTTTTCTTCGCTAGTGTCAACACCTAATGCTTCTAACCAATCTTTATCCAATGCATTTTCTGTGTCAATAAGAATAACATAGATACCTTGTTGTTGTGCATTACGTACTAGATTGCCGCTACAAATAAAACTTTTGCCTGCGCCGCTTTCTCCAGCAAACACAGTAACTTTTCCAAGAGGAACACCTTTGTGGAAGTCACCGCTGATGAGATAGTTTAGTGTGTAATTGCCTGTGCTGATCCAATCAGTAGGATCATTAAACCCAACACCGAGTCCGTCGATAGACTTGGTTAGGGTTTTTCTAAATTTAGATAAATCGAATGCTTTTGTGGCCATTATTGATCTAACTCCATTGAATTCCACTCTTTGATTACTGCAATAACGTCCTCTTCTGTATTGCACATAGTCTTAGTGTTTTTCCATTCTTCTTTTTTGTCACGACCGCCAATTTCTACCATCCAACCGTTGTCATAACGATTAATTGTAATTGACTCGTTGACTTTTGCTAATTTAGTTAATTTTGCCATTTTATTCTCCTAATAGGTGTGAGAACTTGGGCGTATGACTAAGTCACATTGGCCCAAGCCTTGTTTATTGCTTTTGACGATTGCGAATCATTGCCAAGATGTCTTGAGCACGTGAATCGCCTGATGATTCTTCTGCTTTTGGAGCAGGAGCTGCTTTTGTTGTAGCAACAGGAGCAGGTTCATCATCGTAACTGTCTTCTGCTGATGCAGATGCTTTAGGAGTAGATGCTTTGTTAGGATCACCAGTGTTTTGGCCCATGCCTGCTGGTTTAAAATATTGACCCCAACGTTCCATGTCAAATGCTTCGCCGTCAACTGACGCTTCAAACATTTCTTTCATGACTTTCAATTCAATTTCAGTTGGCTTTTTAGGCAAGAAATCTGACAAGTTGTACAAGCCATGATTTTTAATTGCATCTTGTTCTTCATCGCTCAAAGGACGTTCACGACGTGCCCAGCTCGATGTTGAATAGTCTGCATAACCGCCTTTGCTTCCTTTTTTCATACGGAAGTCTAAACCATGTACGTAATCAGTTGGCAAATCTTCCAACTCTGGATCAACCAACGCACTACGAATTAGTTGGAAAATCTGAGGACCGATAATAAAACGGCGAATTGGATTTTCAGGTTTGGTTTCTTCCTTCAAACCATCTTCTGCAACAAATCCTTGGAAAATATAACTACGCTTTTTCCAATATTTACGACCCATATCTTCAAGTGCAGGGTCTTTAAACCAACCACGAACTTCTGTTAGAATTGGGCAAGTGTCGCCATACATTTCCATGCATGGTACTTGTACGATTGTGGATTTGCTTTCTGTTTCACCTTTGATTCCAGCGAATGGCAATTTAATCATTGCACGTTCGACCCAGAAAAAAGTGTTGTCTTGATTACCGTCGGGTAAGAAACGAAGTACGGATTCACCGCCTTCTTTGAGATTCCAGAACGGATAAATTGAGTTATCTCCGCCTGTTCTTTCGCCTGAACCTTTTTGTTCAGATGCCTTTAGTTTTGCTCTAATTTCAGCCAAAGTTGCCATAGTTTTCTCCTTTATTAGCCTTTGTTTTTTTGCCTATATTGTTTTACACCCAGTAAAACAAAAAGTGCATATACCTAAGTATACGCACTTTTATTTAGCAGAGCAAGATAAATTTTGCTCTAAATCTGGTATTATTTTGCCAAACCTGCTAAGTGAACGATGCTTGCCAAACTTTGATCTTCACCATAACTAACTGTTGGACTTTCGCTAATACTTTGAAGTTGTGTTTCCAAAGCACTAATATCCAAACCAGCATGTACATGTGGTTTCTCTGGTCTATGACCGGCTAAACGAATTACATCATGTTGTTCGTGGCCACTTGGATCTTTTGCATCGATAAATTTGATAACCTTAATTAAGTCGTCTGGACTAGCACTTCCAAATTCACCGTCATCGAATGCTTTCTTAACTTTAATCTTAACTCTCATTCCGCCTAATGGGAAATTGCCTTCATCCTTGTTGTAGAATCCGCTGATGTATTTTAACATGCCTGGGAGACCTTGTTCTTGAGGTGCATCAAAACCAACATCTTGTGGAGTCATTCCGCAGTCTTTAATTATCTCAGCAATAGTTTTAATTCCACTACCTAAGTCAAGTTGTGTTTCTAAAGTAGCGCCTGCTTCTTTTGCTTTTTTAATTGCGCCAGCCATTCCCTTTTGTGCTAATGCTTTGGCAGAATCTACACCTGTTCTATTAGGATTTTTAGCTTTCTTAAATGAAGATTTTTTATCATCTTCGTCCCAAGGTGGGCTGTCTTTTTTGTCTTCTGCTACCGGCGCAGGTGCAGGTTCAACTGGTGCTGCTGGTTCTGCTGGTGCTGCCGCGGCTGGTTCTGCTGGTGCAGGTTCTGCTGGTGCAGGTTCTGCAGGAGCTGTTGCAGCTGGCTCTGCTGGTGCAGGTTCAGTTCCTTGTTCGTCGGAAGGAAATGTTAACTGATTCAATAGCTCTTCGTGTTCTGTTTCAACCCAACCTTTAATTAAATCGTTCAAATCTGTTTCTGCTGGTGCAGCTTTTAATGCATCAATAAAACTTGGTTCATCAATTAAACCTTTTAAAGTCATAACAGCATTATCACCATTTGGTCCTATTTGCATATTTTGTGCAAGGATTCCGTTTAATTTTTCAATAGCGGCAGATTTTGCATCTTCATTAGGACTAAGGATTTCATTTTTGTCTTCACGAACAATATCGTCTAAGAAAGATTCATATTGTTGTTCTGGTGATTGAGGCTTAATACTTCTTACACCTGGATTCTGTTGATAGAACTGCTGTAGTGCATTTGGCTGTTGTGCTGTTGCAGGTTCTTGGGCAGGCTGAGAACTTTGTGCTGGTGCAGCTTGTTTTGCCAAGCCTGCTTTTGTCATAGCTGCCATTGTTGCTGGGCCAAGATTCATGCTTGTACCAGTTTGTCCATCTTTGACAGTAATGTAAGGAGCCATAGATCTCACTATAGCGCCACCGCCTTCGTTTTGATTGCGAAGAATATATGTATTACTTTGTGTATCAAGTACTGCTTTTCTATCTGCACCAAAAACATTTATAGTTGTTAATACAAAACCATCGCCTAAATCTTGACCACCTTGTGCTTGTTCACCCAAGATATCATCAACACCTAGTTCAACAACTGGTAATTCGCTTTCATCTACAAATTTATAAATGTATGGAAAGACCGATTTTAATTCTTCATTAAATGTACGAATAGTTAAACGATCGATTAAATCGTTAGCAACTTCTTCGGGAATCATTTGTTCTTCTTGTTCTTGGAAGTTTTCAACGTATGTATCGTAGAAACTACTGCGTTGTAATTTATTGATTGTTTCTTTAATTTCTTCAATGCGTTCCATTACACGGCTTGTAACATTTGCCATTGCTTCGCTTAACTGCTCTTGGCGGCTAACATAGCCTTTAAATTTACGTAAGTGTGCTAATTCTTCGCTAAGTCCGCAAATGTGTTGTCCAATATTATCGTAAGGGTTGCCGCCGTGTTTGATATGTTCTGCTAATGCACGAGCACCATTTAAGTGTCTATAAGGATACTTGAATCTTTCTCCTTCTGCATTTTCAATGTAGATGCTTTCAATGTGCATTGTGCGACCTGCGGGTAATTCTACATTAATTGGTTGACTATGTTTAATAACTAAGCGAGCTTCGCCTAGATCTTGATAGCTAATTCTGTTGCTACCATAAAGTTTATTTTCCATAATTGCGGGCATAGTTGGCATTTCCTTACGTTTAGCCTGGTACTCGTAATCTCGTTTATCCAAGTTACTTTTTCCAATGTTTTGTACGTCAAAATTTAATAATCTGTCTTTTGCAAATTGTCTAAAACCGCGTATGAATCTATAAGCACCGTGATGTGTTACGTTTTCATCGTCTGTTAAATCACCACTAACTTGAATTACAATACCGTCCTGTGCGTCTAGTGTAATTGCAATAGTGCCCAACGGAACCCCGTTTTCTTCATACTCAAATTCAAAGAATCGAGCGTTTGGAATGTCTTCCTTTTTGCTCAATACTTCTGCGTTTTCATCACCGATTTTAATGTTGCGAAAACGGGTCTGTATTTTACCATACAGATCTTTAGCGATTTTATCTAAATTTGCGTCCATGTTATATTTATCAAAGGTTTGAGGAAACGAATATAGGCAACGGTGGTTCCCAATCGTCATTTAGCTCGTCATTTACACTCATAAGCTCAAATACTTTAGGGTCCCAATCTGCTAAAATTACGCTCATACGAATAATCAGCAGTAGTGCAGCAATTAAGTCGTCGTGTTGCCCTTCTTTAGCTTTGAAGCTTACTCCGCTGGCGATAAAAGTTTTAAGCTCGCTAATCAATATTTTGCTATTGATTTTCATCTTATCTTCTTCGATTAGATACTTTAAACGGCTACAAGCTGCTATTTTATTGCCAAATGTAGTATTAAAGCCCTTGCGGAATTTGCGTACATGTCCTTTTCTTATAGGCTCACTAACAAACAATCCTGGGAAAGTTTCTTCGCCTAAATCAGTAATGACTACAAGAGCTGCTTCTCCAACCGTGTTGTTTTCAACACTCCAGTATACACTATTTGTATACTCTTGTCCTATTTCGTTTTGTATGTATTTCAGTACATCTCTAAAGATTTTAACTTGATCTTGTACTATAGTTAAGTTATGTTGCCACTCTGCAACTTGAACCATGCTGGGCAATTCAAACACTTGAATACCTGCATAGTCGCCGCCTGTTCCTAAGCACGGATCTAGTGCCGCAAGATATAAATTTCCTGGTGTAGGTTTCTTAAACCAGCGTACTTGTCCTGTTTTATATACAGGGTCTCGTCCTAAAAGTTCAGATAGTTTAATACTATTAATTAGTGTTTCATCAAATACTAAAAATTCACAACCATATTCTCGACGGAAACGTTCTTCACCAATACGTCCCATCTCATTTCGTTTCCATTCTTCGTCACGGTCTGGGTGTTCATGCCATTCTGCTCTAAACCCATGAAAACCGTTTCGTCCTATCTGATCTTCTTTTATATTCCCGTATTCGTCGTATAAGTCTTGACTTTCCTTCCAGATAGTAGCAAATGTATCTTCATCGCTGTTAGGCGTTGAAGTTAAAATTGCCTTACCACCAGTCGCTAGTGTTGGAGATATTGAAGTCCAAAATTCTTCAGCAATATTAGGTTGTACGAATGCAAACTCATCGCAATACAATAGGGAAATTGACATACCACGACCAGTATTGCCGGTAGTAGTAGCTGATACAATGCGTGATCCATTATCAAACTCCATTGAGCCCTTGTTATAGTTTACAACACCGCAACGTATATGGTCAGGGCATAATTCGTAACCATATCTAATACGTTGCATAATTTCTTGAGCACCTGTGTATTTGTGTGCAGCAACTAGAATTGTTTGATCTGGATGAAACATAGCATACCATAACAGATATCCAGCTGCACATGTTGTCTTACCACTTTGACGTGGCATCATGTTAATGTTAAAACGAAAATCATGATAGCTGTGCATGAGTCGTATTTGATAATCATACGGCTCAAATTTCATCTTACCTTTAGTAGGATGTTGTATGTGGAAAAAGTTTTTTGCAAAGTGCAGATAACCCTCAACTGGGTCAGCACACATTAACAAGTCCTGTACTTGTGCTTCCGTAAACTTTTCTTTAGTATGTGCCTTTTTGGTTAAGACACCATCTAGTGATTTTGCCATAACTTTATTTACATAAAAAAAGGGCTCCGAAGAGCCCCTTTTGATACTGCTGACGAATTAAATCATACTTGCTACACCAGCTTGTGCCCTGCCTGCAGGTGTATCAGGAACATTAAACTTGCCTTCTGGATCTATAACGTTGGCATTACCATACGGAATAGTTCCTGTGGGTTGTGGATTTGGTGGTTTTGGTCTTGGTTTATCTTTAACAGCATAAATTCCACACCACTTGAACTTTTTAAGACCTTGTTTTTTAGCCTGTGCGTATGCTTGACTAAATGTTGGTGCATCAATTGTTGGAATTTCATTAGTTGGTAAATCTGGTGTTGCTTGAGCTACATTAGTTGATGCTTGAGGAATGTTACCCGATGCAACATTCATTGCACTTTGCTCTGGTGGTGCTGGTTCTTCATTAATTTGTTCTAATCGAGCTTGCAATTCACGAATTTGATCTGCTAGAGTTGACATATTAGTTTCCTTTGATACTTTCGTATTTAGCAGCTAATTTTGCAACAAGTGTTTCGTGCATACGCATTGGATTTCCGCCGCCATTAGCTTTTTTGTATTCATCTTTTTCACGGTGCAAGTCATCACCACTGTCTGGCGTTGGAACTTGTGTTGGCTTTGGAGAGTTGTCAAACTCTTCTTCTGCGCCAATGCCTACTAGAACGTCGTCGCTGTCTTGTCCGCCAGCATTTTCTATGTTACGTAGTATATCTAACAGGTCTTTAATGCCGCCAGCACCACTTCCGTTCATGCTAACATTCATTGTAACGCTGTCTGGTTGTTTATTAGCACCTGGCATATCCATCATGCCTCCGCATTCACCAGTTAGTATATCGTCATCGTTGCTAGGCATAACACTAGTTGGGCTACCTGATGGTTTCATCCCGTCATCACCACATTCTTCCATGTCTTCAATATCTGAAGGACTATCAACTGGTTCCATTGGAACTGCTAAAGGTGATTCGTCTATTTTTTTTATTTTTAACAATAAATCTTGAAAGTTCATTATTTTACTCCAACAGTTTTAGCTGTTGGCTTTTTAACTTTCGTGCTGCCAACGGGGCTTTTTGTATTAACTTTTGCAGTATCTGCCGCAACAGATTCTGATGGTGCTTTAGATGCTAGAAGTGCATCATTGACACCTTTGTATTGTTCAAGAGTCTTTTTGTCTTTCATTAACTCTTTTATCAAACTCATTTTTTGTTTTTCACCAACAAGTTTTTGACCTGCTGATTCTGTTTCGTATTCTTTGTTCAGCAATGCTTCACCTGATTTGTTATCGTTTGCATGATTAAGTTCATCTTCTGCTGCTTCTGCCAAATTACGAACTCTTACGCTATCAATTGGACAACGGCATTTTTCTGCAATTAAAGCTCTAACTTGTTGACTAGTAACTGGGTAAGCTGTGCAAACATCAAACATTGTAACATTTGTGTTTGCGATATGTGGGAAATCTGCATGAGTTTCGGCAATAGGTAAACGCTTGCCTGCTGAGCAACTTTCAACTTTGTACTGAGCAAGAGCTGTTTTAATCATTTCACCTGCTTTTTTATAATCACCGGCTAATTTGACT